GGCGGCGCGTGTTAAGGACGGGGGCTTCGGCCCCTGTCTTCATTGGAGATTAGTATGGGAATTTATTCGTCAGTATCCCGCCAAGGTGCATACGAGCCATTTGAGTTGCAAGTGGCTCGTGGTCAAATTCAGGCGCACTCTGTCGTAACAATTGCTGGGTACAACTCGGATGTTGATACCGCATGGGAAATGATCACCCCTGTTGGCAATTTGTCCTATCCAGCCGCCGCTTTGCAAATGACTGTGAGTTCTGCTGACGCAGACGACACATCAGCAGGGACTGGCGCACGAACTGTATTGATTACTGGTTTGGATGCCAATTATGCGGTCATCAGTGAGACCGTGACCATGAACGGTCAAACGGCTGTTACGACCACAAATTCATTCTTGCGCATCAACTCTATGTTGGTGACAACCGCGGGTACAAGCCTTGCAAACGAAGGCATCATTTACATTGGCACAGGCACTGTGACCTCTGGCGTGCCAGCAACTATTTACAATGTGATTTCGGCTGGTTTTAACAACGCAACCTCAAGTCAATACACAATTCCTGCTGGCTACACGGGCTATTTGGCTACGGCTCGAATTGGTTTGGCGCAAGATACTGGAACCAGTTTAATTACCGCAAGAACTCGTTTTGTTGGAATAAATGGAATTGCATTGACAGGCCCTGTCCTTGTAACCAACAACGGTATCTCTACCATTGACTTCACATATCCTATTGCAATTGCTGAAAAAACCCGCATTCAAGGCGAAGCAATTGGTGGGGCGGCAAATAATGAAGCGGCTGGTTTTTTTGAGTTGGTTCTCATCAAGAATGCTGATTGATCATGCCAAGCAAATCACCAGCCCAGCACCGTCTAATGGAGGCGGTTGCTCACAATCCAAAGTTTGCCAAGAAAGTTGGCATTCCTACGTCGGTTGGGAAGGACTTTGCAGCGGCTGACAAAGGCATGAAGGGCGGCGGCCTATATGCCAATATCAATGCCAAACGTGAGCGGATAGCCGAGGGCAGTGGCGAGAAGATGCGCAAACCCGGATCACCGGGCGCACCGACTGCATCAGCGTTTAAGGAATCAGCCAAGACTGCAAAGATGAAGGATGGCGGTCCGAGTCTAGCGATTGGCCGCGGTGAGAAATTACCGGCGGATCAGGGCGCGGGGCTTACGGCAAAGGGCAGAGCAAAGTACAATAGCGAGACTGGATCTCATCTCAAAGCACCGCAACCACAAGGCGGAGCGCGGCGTGATTCGTTTTGCGCCCGAATGGGTCCGGTGGCGGAAAAGAGCGAGAAGGGAAGCAGGTCTCGGGCCTCAATGAAGCGTTGGAACTGTCCGGGGTGGTAGATGGCGTATTCAGGGACTGTTGGCACCACGGTCATCAATGTTCAGAAGTTGATCGACCACGGCGCACGTCGGGCCGGCAAACTTGCTGAGGAACTCACGTCGGAGCAGGTAACGTCTGCTCGTGAGTCGTTGTTTTTCCTTTTGTCCAACCTGATCAACATTGGGATACAGTATTGGGCAATCAACAAAAAAGTGTTTGGCCTGAAGGCCGATCAGTACATTTACGACCTTCCGCTTGGCGGAAACGACGTATTGCAAGCCTTGTATCGCAAGATGTCGAGGCCCAGTGGCTCATACTCCTCAAGCGCTGGCGGGACGGTGGAGAACGCCTTTGATGGCAATATTGACACTATCTGCACTCAGACTACTGCTGGCGGCAACATCTCGGTTAACTATGGATCAACGAATCCGGTCTATATCGGATCGATCGGCGTCCTGCCGGGCGTTTCTGGCACTTTCAACGTGGTATTTGAATGCTCCTCTGACGGAAGTACATGGACAACCATTGCCGCTCCGGGATCGACCGTTTGGGTTGATAACGAGTGGCTTTGGTATGACATCGACCCCGGATACACCGTCCCCTACTACCGGATCCGGGCGATTTCAGGAACCCTAAGCCTGCGTGAGTTGTTCTTCGGAAATAACTCGACCGAGATCACAATGGCGCGGTTGAACCGGGACGACTACACCAATCTGCCGAACAAGAACTTTACGGCCAACCAGCCGTTTCAGTATTGGTTCAACCGCACGATTCCGCAGTCCAAGATCTACTTGTGGCCGGTTCCAAGCGATCCGTTCATTCAGATGACGGTCTGGTACTCGCGTCAGATTGACGACGTTGGCGCCCTGACGGATGAATTGGAAGTGCCTCAGCGCTGGTATGAGGCAACGATCATGATGCTGGCTCACCGCATGAGCCTAGAGTTACCGGGCGTCGGATTGGACCGGGTTCAGTACCTTGAGGCGCAAGCCGAGAAGTATTTGGGTCTGGCCGAGGCTGAAGAGCGCGACAAGTCGCCGATCTACTTTGCCCCTAACGTGTCGGTTTACACGCGGTAATGCCACGCTTCCTCGATACTCGTGGTTACTCTGACATTGCAATCGCAATATGCGATAGATGCAAGATGAAGTACCCGCACGCCGTGCTAAGGCCGGATCCAAACTTTCCGGGGTTGCAGGTTTGCGATACCGGATGCGCGGATGAATTTGACCCTTATCGTTTGCCTGCGCGGAAGACGGAGCGGATTACAATTAGGTTCCCGCGTCCTGACGTGAGTGTGGCCGCAAACGATGATTATTTGTTGACGACTGGCAGCAATCAGTTTCAGATCTCGACGGAAGGCAATACGCAGACGCCTACGAGTACGGGTAACGAAGACACGATTGCGCCCAGCCCACCGAGCCAAGAGTAATGTCAGCGCAAGTCACTATTTCCCAACTGCCAGCCGCCGGTGCCATTACTGGGACCGAGTCGGTTCCGATCGTACAGAACGGCCAGACGGTACGGACAACGACTGGCGCGATCGCTGCATCACCGAGCCAGACGCAGACGTTCATCACGGTCAATCAGGAACCAACCCTTGCGAACAGCCGCAGCCTCGGCGCGACTAATGGTCTGACGTTGTCGGATGGTGGCGCTCAGGGCGTGATGACGGTGACCACCACCGGCGCTCTGTCGTCGCTGGTTAGTTCCGGCACTGGGCTGCAGGTTAAGACAGGCAGCACAACGCTGACCGGGCGCACGATCGCCGCGGGTACTGCAGGCTTATCTGTAACCAACGGAGACGGGATATCCGGCAATCCAACGGTATCGTTGACGGGTCAGGTGCTTGGTCTGGCCAACGCGAGCGGTAATGGACTGCTGACGCTGAACAACGGCAACTTCTCGATTGCGACGATCACCGGGACGGCCAATTCAATTGCCGTAACCAACGGCAATGGGTTGAGCGGCAATCCAACGATTGCGATTGCGTCTAATCCAATTCTGCCCGGTAATGCAGGGGTTGCGTTGCCGGCGGGGACTACAGGTCAGCGCCCGATCGGCGTTAACGGTACGTTGCGGTACAACACCGATACGGGGCTTCTAGAATCGTATCTGAACGGGGCATGGACCTCCTTAGCGTCTGGGTCGGGCGTCACGTCCATTACTGCAGGAACTGGACTAACCGGCGGTGTGATCACCTCGGTTGGGACAATTGCAATTGACGATACGGTTGTAGTGACGCTGACCGGCACGCAGACGCTGACCAACAAGACAATCAGCGGAGCGTTGAACACGTTGACCAACATTGGCAACGGCAGTCTGACAAATTCGTCGGTCACAATTGGAAGCACCGCGGTGAGTCTTGGCGGCACCGCATCCACGTTGGCTGGGCTGACTTCTGTGGCCGTAACGCAAGACCCAACATCTGCTTTGCAGTTAGCTACTAAGCAGTATGTTGATTCAGTAGCGCAAGGGTTAGACCCCAAGGCATCTTGCGTAGCGGCAACGACGGCAAACATCACGCTGTCTGGAACGCAGACGATTGATGGGGTAGCGTTGATTGCTGGTGATAGGTGTTTGGTTAAAGACCAGACATTGAGCCAAAACAATGGTATTTATTTGGTCGCGGCGGGCGCATGGACTCGTGCAACGGATATGGACTCGTGGGCGGAAGTCCCCGGCGCATTTACCTTCATTGAACAAGGAACCCTATACGCTGACACTGGTTGGGTCTGTACTTCTAACGCTGGCGGCACTTTAGGCACAACCCCCATCACTTGGGTTCAATTTGCTGGTGTAGGTTCTTACACCGCAGGCACAGGACTGACCCTCACGGGTACGCAGTTCAGCATCACCAACACGGCAGTGGCTGCTGGCGCGTATGGTTCGGCTTCTTCTGTTCCAAACTATACAGTCAATGCACAAGGTCAATTGACTTTAGCATCTAACACAGCAATTGCAATTAACGCAAACCAGATAACTTCTGGCACATTGCCCGTAGCAAACGGTGGCACTGGTAGAACAGTAGGTAATTACTCTATCTACGCAAATGAGATTCATGTTGGCAAAGACGGAAACGACACTACAGGTGACGGCACTTTAATAAACCCCGTGTTAACAATTACTAAGGCATTGACCTTGGTTGGGGCTGGTAGAAATACTGTTATTGTTCATCCCGGAAGTTATAGCGAAAGCCCCACAGTTTCAAGCGCAAACACAACAATTGCCACCTCTGAACTTACTGGTGCTAACACGCAAATTTCTGGAACATTAACCCTGTCTGCGGCGGCTCGTATTAGTGGTATAAAACTAACTAATTTGACCATTACAGGGTCTGGTAACACCTACATTTCAAACTGTACCGTAGATACACAAGTTATAAAATCAGGTTCAAATTATGTTGAAATTATTAATACTGAATTGCAATGCGTATCAGGCGTACAAATTACGGGTGCTGGCACAGTTTCTATTGTAGGAAACAAATGCTGGGCTGTGGCTGTATCTAACGCAAGTGCAAACGTATTAATCAAAGACTCTTACCAAGTTATTACCCCAAGTGTAACGGCTGGAACTTTACAGCTTGATGGTTCTGCTATTTTTGCGGCTAGTCCCGCGTCTAACGCAGTTACTTCAAGCGCCGGTAGTTTTATCACATTGGCTAATTGTTTTGTCTTAAATTCAGCAGGAACCAATGTAGAACGAGTAAGTTTAGCTGGTTTTTACAGTATTTTGAATCTTGTATACGACAAGACTAATTCCACTTTTGCCGGCACAAATTTAAACGCTATTGACTATTTTAGCGTTATCAACGCTGACACTTTGGTGCTGACAAACAACTTGGCTATCGCTTACGGCGGTACCAATGGCACGGCTACTCCGACTGCGGGTGGGTCTGCATATGGGACTGGAACCGCGTATGCATTTACTGCGGCGGGGTCGGCAGGTCAGGTCTTATTATCTAATGGTTCAAGCGCCCCAACTTGGTCAGGCGTTTCTGGAGGCACTTTCTGATGGCTGCTACTAATTACACCCCGATTTCGCTGTACTACAGCACGACGGCGTCCGCTGTTCCCGTTAACACGAATCTGGTTAACGGTGAACTGGCGATAAATATAAACACTGCTGATGGAAAGCTATATTACAAGGATAGTGCGGGTGTTGTGCAGTTGTTAGCGTCGAAGGCTGGAGCATCTGGTGATGT